AATCTTGTTTAAAAGCTTACAACCTTCGTCGTCTAAAGCAAAAATTACAGCCTTATGGGAGTCATCTTTATTTTCGCTTTCAGAGTTATTGCAAAGATTAATCTTTAATCCATAAGTCAATCTAATGTCGTTTTCTTTGCAGACATGAAAAGCTTTCATGAAGCTTGTTAGGTTGTCTTCAACAAGAACTAGATCTTTTAAACCTTCATCTTTACAGATTGAAATTATTGAGTCTGGACCCTCATCCGATTCAGAGTTGTTTAAAGTTAGTATACTTTTACCTGTAGAGTAGCAAGAAGTAAATATCGGCTTGATCATGTTATGATATTAGCATAAATCATAAGTTTGTCAAGATGAATGTGCAGGACAACCAGGATAATACTTCATTTCATACGAACCTCCTTCTGGAACCATTTCTTCTGAAAACTCATCGTCAAAACAAGATTTTGCAAAGTTGCCATTTGAATCTTTAATTTCATAATAAAAGAAATCAAACTTCATTCCACAATACCACATCGGAGTGCCATCTTTTTTAAGTTGTCCCTTTTCTTTAGCGAAACCACAAAGAAGTTTGCAACTAAAAGAACCATCGCTAGGGAAACCTTTGTAAGCCGCCATGTTCTTTGTAGCAGATTCTTCATTAAAATTATCTAGATACTCTTGAATCTCAGTAAGATGATGTTCGAAACCGTTCAGGTCGTGTTCGTCAAGAGGCTCCATTCTTACAATGCCGCTTTTTTTGACATCTGGTATTAAGTCAAACTTAAGAAACAAAAACTCACTTTGTTTTGTTTTGTATTCTGGAAATAAATGTTTAACAGCAAGACTATACATTAGATCCTGCATGTTGTCTTCTGCATCCTTACCTTTGAATGTTTCCTTGCTTGTTTTAAAGTCTCTAATTAAAGCGAATTTTTTATCTTTATAAAGAAAAAGTTTATCAATAAAACCTCTGATTTTATATTTTACTGTGCCGTCATTAACTACGATGTGGAAGTCTTTTTCTGAATGCTCTTCAGTAGGATCTACTTCTGTATCTCCAAAAAAATCATACATCAAACCATTAAGGGTCATCTCTTTCATCATCTGAACGTTATCTTTATCATCAACGCCCTCCCTTATTGCATGTTTCATTATTAGTCTTTTTATAGACGGAACACTAAATACATCAAGGGTACGGATAATTTCGTCAAAGTAATGTCTTCTTCTTTTTTCTCCCAAAACTTCAAAAATTAAGTGACAAATAGAACCTCTTCTAGCTCCATCATTACTCCTGTCTGGAAGCTTTAGTTTATACTTAGACCAGTAAAGCCAAGAACAACTTTCTGCTGTTTTGATTCTGCTTGCCGACAATGTTGTTATTGGTTCACTCATTTAATTTAGTAGCTTTCTTTAAGTCTGACTTAGAGAAATTGTTTTTATTGTTTTTAACGAAATTCGAAATAAATAGTCTTTGTTTGATTTTGTCTGTTTCTTTTTCTTCCCAAGAAGAGAAGTTAGCAGAAGACTCATTTGCGTCGCCAAAGTCGTTAAAACCCTTTGGCGGAAGTTTAATGGTTAAGTTTTCTAGGTCGAAGTAACGAGAAAGCTTTAGGTAGTTTTTAACACACCCAATTAAACCTCTATTCTCTTTAGAATCGAAATCATTGTTTCCAGCAATTATAACTTCATCTAAAACCTTGCTTGACAAATAAGATATAAGAGATGGGCTTATTGATAAACCGAAAACAACTAAAACGTTTTTTATTCCGTTTTGATATAAAGACATTGCATCTCCTATACTTTCAGTAAGATATACCGAACGCTTTTCATTTATAATGGAATCTACAGTTTCTTCATTTGGTATATAAGCTGGGTATATCCAATTATTTTTTTTACCAAGGTGCTTCCACTTTGCAAAGTTATTTTCGTCCACCCTTCTTCCAGAAAAACCTACTATCTGAGAATGTTCGTTGTAAATAGGGAAAACCATTCTCCTGTACATTTGTCCCGAACCAGCGAGACCAACTCTAAATGCTTTTTGAGTTTCTTCTGATATTTTTTTGGGCAAATAAAAATTATAATTAGGAAATAACTTTTGTAAAATTGATTCGTCGTATACTTTTTCCATTTCTATGAGTGCTTTCTGTTTGTATTCTGTGAAATCTGATACGTTTGATTCTATCGATCTCAATACAGAATTTAATTTCTTTTTATCGTCTTTTAGAGTAAGTTTAACTAAAGCCTCAAAAGGTTTAGATTTATTTCCATGAATAAAATCTATCCAAACTCCAGTATTTTTATATATTCTTAGCGCAGTCTGATTGTCCCCAGACCTATATAGAGCACTAGTCCTCCAATGGTTTCCGCAATCAACAAGATTGTAACCAAGCTCCTCTAATATTTGCTTCATTTTATTACAGTTGGTCAAAATCTGGTAGTTCGCCTGGCTCTGACCCATCGATATCAGCGCCGCCATTAGCGGATCTAACTATATCCCTAAGATCACCACGTTCTGAAATATTAAAATTAGCGAAGTTTAAGTTTATAAAGTTTTTCCTTAAGGAATCTCCAACTTGAATAGGCTCTAAAGCTCCAGCTATGTCCTTGCCCAAGTGTCTCGATTTAATTCCAACAAGCTTGTGAGTTCCAAAATGAGAACCCTCTATCTCAATTTCATCAGCTGTTTTACTACGAAGTATAAACATGTGAGAGCAAAACTGAATGATTCTGTCAGAAAGGGATACAGTACTTTCATCATCCACTACATTCTGAGCATTCCTGTTGTTTGTAATACCCAGCCTATTGGATTGAACAGAAGTTATCATAGGAATGATGGGTTCTCCTTCATGAAGGATTTCTTTTTGCACACACTTTTTGAATTTATCCACCATCTCTCCAACGATCTGCCACTCGTTTTTGTTTGCCGATGATTCACTAGTAGTCTTGATGTAGTCAAAAGAAAATATCATCTTATTACCTCTTCCCACTTTTGAGAAGTAAAAACGCTTTAATGTATTAACCATTGAATCTACATCTAAGCCTCCTACGTTATAGTAATAAAATTTAAGATTTTTAACCTTTGGCCAAACACTTCTTACTTTTGCTACCACCTCTTCTCCAGCTTGCCTCCACTTACCACTTTCCAATAAATGCATAGGAACACCAGATAAAGAAGCGCACTGACGCATTATTAACTCTTCTTTGCTCATCTCTCCATTATCAAAATGAAGCACTGGAACATCATACTTTAAACTTACTTTGGTAGCATAATCCATGCAGAACTGAGTTTTTCCAACCCCAGATCTAGCGACAATAACAGTAATATTTCCTGGCCTTAAAAGAGATCCATAAATTTTATTTACTGTTGGGTGCGGACCCATCATTCCAAATTCGACAACGGGATTATTGCCCCGCTCTTCAACAAGATCCTCCATCTCATCATAAATATTTTCTGGGAGATTATCTCCAGCCTCGTAAAGATTTATTTTAGAATTATAAACATGATCTGCTTTTTCAACAATCTCATTATAAGGTATCTCTGGAGACATCTTCTTCATCTCCATTGCAACCTCTTGAGCCGCTTTATATATACCTCTTCTTACTGATGTCTTTTTAAGTTCTTTAGCTGTTTTTAAAACGTTTCCTTCAGGCACTCTCCTTAAGGCTAAAGATTTAATATAATCAGACGGATTAAGATTATCTTCAAAAGACAAACCTATACTAGATATCCTGCCAGCCACGATTATCTCATCGACCTGATCACCAGACTGATGAGCTTGTTTGATAACAGTAAAGATGGTCTTGTGGAGATTAGATTCCTCTGAATAAAAATCACTGCTATCAATAAAATCAGATATGTCTGAGAAAGAGTCTGAATCTTTGATTAAGCCAGCCAAAAGCTGCTTCTCTAGTTCTAAATTATAAATCACTAATTGTTATTGTTGATGGTTTCTATTGAAGAAGACATGTCAGAAAGAAAATTTTCTAAAGCTTTTCTTAATCCTAGCTCTATAATAGTTGAATCGTGCCTTGAATATATTGTAGGGCTTCCATTTTCAGTACACAAAGCCAATATCATACCTTTGTTTTTATCTGCCCCGCCGCTAAACTCATAAATTTTATCTATAAAATTTTCTGGTATGGAGAATTCTATTTCTTCTGTTTCTTTGCTCATAAATTAATATCCTGGTCTTTGAAAAGCGATGCGTTTATTTTGTCCGTAGTATAAACTTCTAGAAGCTTTATATCATTAATCTCGCAAAAGTCAAACTTCTTTTGATCCCTTTTTAGTTGATCTAAATATTTAAGCCTGTTTTTGTGAAAGTGTTTAACATACCTAATATGTTGATCACCTTGGACTTCAACTGCGATGCCTTTATTGGCGTTGTAAAAATCTAAGGATAGTCTTGTTCCGACTATTCTGAATTCTTCAAAAACTACATCATGCTTCCAGTAAGGCTTTAAAAAATCTTTAACTTTATTTTGGAATTTGCTTCTGCTAAGTGCATTCCAATCAATTAGATATTTTTTTGCTCCTTTTAAATTTCTTGCTTTTCCATATGGATCCAAGAATTTCATGTCAGTTCTGCTATCGCATTTTTAAAATATTTAATCAAGAAGTCAGAAAGTTTGTCGTCGTCTTCAATCAATTTAAACAGATTGTTCTCTCCTTGTATTTTTTCTGGAAACTCAAGTTCGTTTTCAACGAGCAGTTCTTTAAAGTCTTCTGTAGCGGATATCCAAGCTCCCCCTTTTTTAAGGAACTCCCAAGCATACATCAAATCAATAATCTCTTTTTCAATCCATATAGAGTTTCCTCCTTTACGGCCATACCTCAAGGGGTAGGTTATTCTAGAGTTTGTTTTTTCGTTGGGCGACTTTTTAACTGTGACAACAGCAAAGTGGCCAATAATTGGATTTTTTTTCATGTCCATTTTTTTAATAGAAGAGTTTTGAAGTATAACATCCTTATTAAATCTTGGTTCAAATTCGATAATCCAATTAGCAAAGTGAAGTAGTGCGTTGCCTCCTGTAGCGCTGGTTTGTCTAATGGGGGCCTTTGTATAAGGATCTAATTTGATATCTGCTCGGACTTGAGAAATAAATATTGCCATGTGACCTCGCTTCGCCAAAGCAATAGACATTTTCTTCATAAAAGTGCCTGCAATTACGGCCCCACCAGCAATCTTAGAAGAGTCCTCAAACCCCTTATCCATATCATTCTTCGGTATCAGTCCATCTACAGAGTCAAGAACAAAACAATACTTTGTGTCGTTTTCATTGTCCGCAACAAGTTGCCTCATTAAATCTACAGCTGTTTCATAAATATTAGATTCAAATACAAAACAAGTTCCATCCACCCAGTCTTTTGCGCTGAAAACAAATTCAAGACCAGATCTTTCTCTCATCTCTTTAGACAGTCTTCCTTCTGCTTTTATGTAAACACCTTTCGATCTAGGTATTGTAGATAGAAAGTTTTTTATAACCTCTAAAGCCTCTGATGTCTTGCCTCCTTCATTCATACCACAAAATCTATGGAGTCCAGGCCCAAAGCCGCCTCCAAGCTGAAGGTCGAATTGTAGAGATCCGCTAGATACTTTATAATCTATCTCTTCTTCGAAGTTATAGTGATCATCCTTGTTTGCCTTAAGGAATCTGTCTAATAAATTGATTGAGTCTTGTTTTTGTTCTTCTTTATTCATCTAAAAATTTCTTTGTTGTTTTTTTTGTTCTCGTTATTATTTGATCTTCTCCGACCTTTTCTCCAATATTATACTCTGGATATTTATTGTTGTCAAACTTATAATTAAATGCTCTGAATTTCTCATCTAGTTTACCCCTAAGCTTAGGGCTTGTCAAGTAAGCTAAGGAATCAAATTTCTTACCGAAATTAACTATATTCATAAACTCAAGAGAATACCTTTCGCACAAAGAATTTAACATCTTCATTTCCCTTGCGAAGAAAAATCTTTTTTGTTTTTCTGGCACTTCTACTAAACGATAAAGAACGGATCTTTTGTTTATGTTTTTTTCTTTGCTTTCAATTTTAACCTTATCTTTAGCAAATAAATGCCCACACAAACAAGATACAGACCTTACGCCTGTAAACTCCTTGCATGAAGGGCATTGCTTTTTACCTCTTGGCATAAGTTGACCTTATCCGATATTTATATCAGTGTCAACCATCTTTTTAACAAGCCCTTGGAAATTTGTTTTTCTGATCCAGCCAAGCTCTTTTTCTGCTCTGGAAGGGTCCCCTAATAAAAGCTCTACTTCGGCAGGTCTGTAATATCTAGGATTAATCTCAACAAGTAATTGATCACCGTGGATATATTTCTCGTCTAGACCTTCACCGACCCATTTGCATTTTTCAGCACCGTAACCAGCATAAGAAAAAGCAGTTTCCACAAAATCTCTGATTGTATGGGTCTCCCCAGAAGCTAGAACATATTCCTTTGGCTCTTTTTGATTAAGCATCTTCCAGATACCATCTACAAAATCCTCCGCATCAGACCAGTCTCTTTTTGCTTCAAGGTTTCCAAGCTCAATAGGTTTGAAACTATCTCCGATGCTGTTTTTCAAAAATATCTCAGCCACACCTTTAGTGACTTTTCGGGTAAGAAACTCTTCACCTCTCCTTGTTCCTTCGTGATTAAATAACCAACCTTGTATTGCATAAAGATTGTAAGAGTCCCTCCAAACTTTAACCAAGTGTCTTGCGGAGGCTTTGGATGCTCCATACGGGCTTCTGGGGCGCAATGGATGCGTCTCGTCCTGAGGGGCGGTAACTACGTCGCCGAATTCTTCAGACGAGCCAGCATTGTAGTATCGGCAATCTGGGCAGTATTTGCGGATAGCCTCAAGCTGGTACAATACAGACATGCAATTTGTATTCATGTGGTTCTCTGGCATATCCCAACTAACACCAACAAATGAATTTGCTGCAAAATTAATAAAGTAATCTGGCTTCTCTTCTTCGATAACACGATTGACATTTGATTGGTCAGTTATGTCAAGGTCGATGAGTCTAAATCTTGAGTTGTCAGACAAGTGTTTTATGTTTTCGTGATTTTTAACACTAAGTCGGCGCACTCCTGCGATGATATCGATGTCTGTATTCTCCAACAAGTAGTCAGCCATAAAGCTTCCGTCTTGTCCTGTTACACCTGTGATAATTACTTTTTTCATTTAAACGTAGTCTGTACAAACGCCAAAGCATTTGTATTTTTTTTCCTTCCAGTTAATATCATTATCTACAACAACACATCTTTTTTCAACTCTTTTACCAGGAAAAGTCCAAATAATTTTTTTTGATGTTAATGTGTAGTCGTCGTTTTCGTGCCAAAAGTAATTGCAGCTTGGAGGACAGTTAATCAAAGCGTCTAGATTCTTACAATGAATCCATAAACCTTTATTGTATAGAAAAGAAAAATCTATTTTGTATTGAGGGCAATCATGACCAAGAAAAAAGCAGGAATCTTTATGCCATAAATCTATCTCGCAATCAAAACCAAGTTCTAGGCACTTCAATATTTGATCTGGATTGTTTTCCGTTTCTTTATTTGGCCCTGAAATGTTGCCTCTATGTGATATTATTTTCATTAAAAAATATTTCTAATTCTTTTAAATATTTGTTTTTTGTTTTTTCTATTTTTATTTTAGATTCTTTTAGATCTACAGTATTATTAGAAAGATCTATATCGCACTGTTCAATCATGCCTAACGCTCTCTTGTCCATATGACCGTAGTAGTTGAGGCTTGTCCCTTCTGTCAAGCAACATATGGCTGTATGTGCTCTTGTAGTAGAAACTATAGATGCATTCTTGTAAAGACTCCATAACTGTTGGCTCGTTGTAATTTGTAAAACTTTTGGATGATCAGGCAAAAGTAGTAAATTTGAATTATTAGAAACAACATATACATCTTCACTTAAAAAAGAAAGTTTCTGGGCTTCTTCCATTGCATTCCCACATGAGAATTCTTTTGGTTTATCTAAGCAAAGTTTACCTTGAGAATCTATATTAGAAACAGCGTATTTTTTATCTTCTTCTGTGCATTTATAAAAATCAGAACAAAAATAACCTCCATCAAGACCGTTTAATGATTTTTTAGAATCAGAAATGAAATCATAAAGGTATTTGTCTCTAGTTATTATGGCTTCGCAATTTTTGAAAACCTCTTCCGCTATGCTTTTTTCTTTGTCGTCATAAGTTGTGCATCCCAAACCCAATCCAAGTATAGGTTTCTTAATGTCAAACATTGGTTTGAAAAACCCATCAAACATAACTTCGCTTAAGCAACAACCTCCCAATAAGATAATGAGATCCGCTTTTTGATCAATCCATTTTAAAGTTCCACTTGTGAAGGGTTTTGTTTTTTCAGATCTATGCGACTGGCATGACTGAAAATACTCTATAATATATATATTATGTTTTTTAAAAAACTTATTCACTAGATGTATCCCTCCATCTGCAAAGATACCATTACCTAAATTAAACTCTCTTGGAGGTGTTATAACTGCTATGTTCATTTTCTTATTGCTATTGAGTCTATTTTTAAAGAGCGAGCTTGATTAATATCAAATCTTTTCATGAAAGATGCAGCTTTGAAAGCTTCACATCTTGGTTTCCAAATATTTTCATAAACATTCTTGTCAAAAAAATCATCATAAACATTAGACGACCATTCTAAATATTTAGTACCATACATTAAAACCATATCTGGAAACCTAGGATGTATATCAGAAAGGTAAAAGTAATCTTTGTTTATATTTGATATATCTTGCTCATGTTTTAAATAGGTGTCATACCTATCCAATATAACAATATCATAATCTTCTTTATACTTTTCGAAAAGTCTAGAAACTTTTTGTATTGAAAAAAGCTGAGACTGTATATTGTTTGAATGTTTTTTGTCCCAAAATTTATCGTCTGGAAATTTATCTAAAATAAACCTGTTTATATTTTTATCTGTTTTAAATTGAACAGAGGAATCGTAAGATATTTCTATGGGTTTATATATTTCATTTATTATATTTAGAGCGTTTTTGTTAACTGGACATTTTTCCATATTAGTCCAATCAGAAAAAGAATATTCATCTTCGTGTTCTGACCACCATGTATGACCAAAAACATCTAAATCAAAAATAGATTTTAGATAATTAAAAGAATCCACAACCATAGGGTCATCAAGAAACCTTGGTTGGCCAAATAATAATAAAGCAGCTTTCACTTTATTTATGATTTTTTAAAAAGATATCTAGATCTTCTGGAGTACCTAGACCCCACATTTTATTTATATCAAAAGTTTTAATTTTCTTTCCATCTTCTATAGCTTCGTTAAAAACAGGGCATACGTAAAATTCATTATTAAATCTTCTGTTTCTTGAAATCATTTGCTCGGCATACTTAACGTAGTCAGATCCTTTCTTCCAATAATAGATGCCAACTGTGGCTATGTCTGATATCGGGTTTTTTTCTGCAACCTCTGTAACAAAACCGTTTTCATCAATTTTAGCAAAAGACCACTTAGGATGCGTCGACCTGAAGGTAAGTATACCAGCATCAAGATCTTGTTCTTGCATTTTATACATAAACTCACTTGTATCCCACTCAGCAAATTGATCTGAGTTTGCTATGATTAAAGGGTTGTCATTGTTTATAATATCTTTAGCCAGCAGAGTAGTACAAGCAGCACCTTCTGTGATTCCTTCAACCTCTACGATGTTAGGTTTTTCTGCAATCATACCAAGCATTGAGTCAAGGTTGTATTTTTCTCTGTGACTTTTTTGAACTATAAAAGAATGTTTGCTTTCGAAGTTTAAGTTATCTACAACAACTTGTATCATTGCTTTACCATCTACCTCAATCAAAGGTTTTGGAAATGTATAGCCAGCTTTTTCAAAACGACTACCTGCACCAGCCATGGGAATAAGAACATTCAATTTCCTATCTTGCCACTTTGTGTTTGTATTTATATTTTTTGTTTTCAAAAGGTTTCTTTCTATTTTTTCTAAGGTCAAATCTTTAGCGTTTTTAACTCTAACTACTTTAGCGCCAGATCTTTGAGCAGCTAGTAATCCGTGTGGAGAATCTTCGACTATCAATGTTTCTTCTGGATCTTTTCCAAGTATTGACATAGCGTCCCAATACATTTGAGGATGGGGTTTTGAATTTTTTACATCTTCGTTAGAGATTATAAGGTCAAAATACTCTATTATTCCTACTTTAGAAAGCATTAGTATAACAGACCTTCTTATAGAGTTAGAACAACAAGCAATCTTAAAGCCTTTAGCTCTTAAACTCTTAAACATTAAGATTAAGTTTTGATTATGTTCTAATTCTTGTATCTTTTCAGATGTTATTCTTTGTTTGCTATTCCAAATTTGTTTGTGTAGTTTTTCTGGTAACCCTTTTTTCTCTGATAGAATATCTAACTTAGATGTTGTTTTAAGACCATCATAAATACTCAAATGTTCTTGTTCAGATATTACAAATTCTGATCCGACTTCGGCCAAGGACTCGTTCAAGGCGTCGTAATGAATTTCTTTGGCGTCAACTAAAACGCCGTCTAAATCAAATATTATTAATTTTATCATAAGTCTCTAAAAAGTTTGTAGTAGTGGTTTTGTAGTGGCGTTTTTTTAATGTTGAACAAATCTGAAGAGTGTAAACCGAAACCAAGGAAACATTCTGGATTAACAGCACAACCATTTTCCACCATAGATTCTATACGGACAAATGTTTGGCTATAAACATCCATGTCTTTGCTGTTTGAAAAGCTAAAAAGATCATTTACTGCATATTCTGTATGAACAAATTGATCGTTAATATACATGTTCTCTGGGTTGTAATCAGAGATTTTAAAATCTTTTGTAAAAAACAAGTCGGTCCTTAGCCTTACGGACCAATCAAAATTAACATTCCTTGCTTGAGAAAATAAAATCTTCAAGCTGTTAGCCATCATAATTGAATAAAACATAGAAAGTGTGTTTTCAATAGGATGCGGGAACTTTGGATCTGGAATTAAATCGCTTTTAAAAGATATAGGCTTCTCCAAAAGAAAAGAATCTGGATTAACATCTAAAATGTCAGAAACGTTTTCAGCTTTATAGAAACCTCTGTCTGTTCTTTCTCCAAAGTGGCTTTTCCCTTCTAAAGATTTATCAGACCAAGAGTGGAAAAATATATAAAAATTATATTCTGGGTTTGCGTCTATAATATGCCTTACGTGTGATTCGAAGCATTTTTTAAAGTCTCTAATTTGACCAGAATAACAAAGTGCTACGTTTTTCATTTTATTTTGTGAATTAGGTTTTCAAATTTTCTCGCTATGTTCATCCAATCAAAAGACTCTGCATAAGAAACTATACTATCTCTTTGGTTTAAAGAAATGTGTTTGTTTGTTTCTATTTTCTCGTTAATGTAAATTATGTCATTTATCTTATCATCGGGAATAACAGTTATGAAATCTTTTGTTGTGTCTAGATTTTGGACACATGCTTCTGTGACCACAAGCCCAAGTCCAGCAGACATTGCCTCTAAGCACACTAAAGGTTGAAGCTCAGAAGACGAAAGAAGTATTAAATTAGCATAATGAGTTAAATCTTCTTTTACTTTCTTAGATTCCCAAGCTCCTAGATAATTTGGATCATCTTTATTAAAATCATTATCGAAACAAGAGCCAACATATTTAACCATTGATGTTTGGCTTTGTAGTTGAGCTTGCCTCTTTCTAGGATCTATCTTGCCTAAACAAATGCTATATTCTGGATTCTCTACATATTCTTTATCCACCCTATTAAATTTAGAAAAACAAACTCCGTTTGGTAATATATTTATTTTACTAGAAGATATTCCTACTTTCAAAAGAAGATCTTGTTCGAATGTAGTTAGGCAAAAAAAGTTGCAGTCATAAAAAAACTGTCTTATTAACATTTCATGAAAAGATAAGCTGTTTATAAAACTCCCATCATGAGTGGTAACGATTTTTTTACACTTTAGGTGAGGCATCATTTCCCAATGCTTACCGTAGTGTAAATGAACTATATCTGGATTTATTTCAAGAACTTTTTGATGCGTGAGATTTGTCGATTTTTCGTTTATGAAATAAACATCATGACCAAGCTTTCTTAATGATTCATATTGATTCCAAAGCACAGTCTCTAAAGCCCCCCAACCATCTGGAGGTATTTCTATTTCACCTGGAGCTATAAAACATATTTTCATTTTGAAAGTAATTTGTTATAAATTTCTATATCTTTTTCGTAGATGTCATTAAACTCTTCAAATTTAATACCCAATGTTTTATTGGATACAGCTTTATTTTGATGAGAAGATTCAACTTTTACATCCAAATAGTCAGATAAATTATCAAAAAGATTATCATCACATAAAAAATCTTTATCAGTTACTTTTTTTTCTTCATCAAAAATAAATTCGTTTTGAGGACATCCATGTATAAAGCTGCAGCTTTGAATGTAATATTTATTTCTTATTGAATTAAGGTAAGAGTAATAAAAGAATATATGTTCTGGGTTTCCTAAATGCCTAGCTGCATAAGCAAGAGAAGAATAAAACCTTTCTTCTGGGTTTCTGATTGTAGAAAAAACTTTATAACCGTTATCTATAGCTGACTGTATAACCTCGAACTTATGATGATGCATTGGCAGCATATGAGTTTTATCTATAGTCCCGTCTTCAGTTGGCATATGGGTATCTATAAGATCTGGGTCTAATTTCTTGAAGGAGTTGTATATAGAAGATCCCCAATTTTTAGGAATATGTATATATAAGAATTTTAACTTATGACTAACTAGCATTATATATTTCGTTGTATTTTACTAAAGCTTCTTTAGTATAAAGCATTTGGAATCCCCTGTCAAGAATAATAGAAGCAAAATATTGCTGTTTTTTTATTAACGCCTCTATGTCTTCTCTTTTCTCAAACTCCTTAAAGTCATCAAGAAAAGACTCTTCTGGAAATGTAGGTAAAATTCCAAGACTATTCAAAAAAGAATGGTACCAAATATAATCATCTTCATTTTCTTTTGGCTTTACCTGTATTAGTAAAGAGTTAGAAGCAAGTTGCCACATCATCCTGTCTCCAGAAACGGTGTTCCCGTTTATATAAGCTATATATTTATATTTTAGTTGATCTTCTGAAGTTGTATGTTCTGAATATATTTCATTTTTGTTTATATTGTGGCTTCTTAACATATCATCAGAGTAATGAGCAAAAAATGTTATTTTAGAATCTATATAGTTACAATCTTTATTATTAATGCAAAAAGTTAATCTTTGATTCAAAAGGTTTTCCCTTTGTTTGCTTGTGTCTGACCCTCTAAATATTATGCCATCTTTTTTTTCTGAAAAAGGAATGTCATCATTTAGGTAAGTTCTTATTTTGTAACCAAAGGTCAAGACCCCGCATACTAATGGGTCTGGCATTCCAATGTGATTACTTGACTTATGTCTACCGAATGTAGAGAATTTTGTATATTTATCTGTGATTGGTAGGCCGTCATTCAAGCAAGCTACAAACCTGCAGTTTAATTTGATTTTATAAGTGTCGATAACTGATTGGATCAAGCCATAAAAACTTTGAAGTTTCCATTCATTGCCTTTGTCTCCCAAAGCATCTATAACCCTAATAGATGAAACGTCTCCGTTTTCATTTGTATATGGATCTTCGGTATTAATTTCAAAAACTAATTCAAGAGGGTTGGCTTTCTCATGTTTTTCTAGAAAACTTTTGTTGAATTCTATCGTGTTATTTTTGAATTCGCTTTCTATGCAGTAATCTACTGCATCTTCACTTGTGTATAAAGTAGACATCTTCCCTGTTGTTTTCATATTTTTTAAATTCACTGCATACTGGATAACCAGATAAAAATTCTTTCTCAGAAAAGATAGATCTCAGTAAATATTGCAATATCCACATATCCGCATTGAATTCTGGGTTGCCCATTCTTATTCTGACATCACAAAAACTTTCATAAAACAAAAGCATATCTTCATAGCTTCCTCCAACGACCCCCATGTTTATAAGGTCCCAAGAATTATTGTTTAGTATGAATTTTATATTGTCTTCCCAATTAAATTCTTGATGCACTTTCAAATATGGAAACTCACTAAGAGGTATACTATCTTTACATGTAAAGTAAGAATATTTTTTAAGACCTTTAACAAGTGGTTCTGGGTTTTTCACCACAACAACATCAGAAGCGTCAGTGTGAAATACTGTGTCAAATTTGTTTTTTTCGAGATAGTCTCTGAAACAAAAAAACCTATAGTCGTTATTTGAATACTCAAAGTATCCTACCTTCTGAAATTTTATTTTATCTGTCTCGTATTTTGATACAAAATCATCAGATAATCCATCATAAAAAAGAACAGCATTTAGATTTTCATCTAAAATAGAATTATACCATTTTTCAATATATGGAAAATAATCCTTTTGTATATGGTTGTTTTCCATCCTGCCGACAACATGCTTATCATCGACACTGTTTGGATGTATTTTTTTTGTGAAATATGAACTAAGTATTACACTCGACATGAGGTATTATACCTCAAATGCTTTCGTCTTCAACTATATAATCTACATATTTTAGATCTGAATTGATTTCAAGTATTTCGTCACGATTGACAACGGAAGACTCATCCCAACCCCACTCACTCAAAACTTCCTCTTCGTCCCACTCAAGAGCTTCTGAAGAAACAGATTTATTTACAGGCTTCTTACTCCACATCTTGCAAGACCAGTAACGAGGAGTTGTTTTGTCTTTAGCTGTATCACACTTATGTCTAGCTCTGAAGCTACGGCGACGATCAGGGTCATCTCTTTTGATTTCCATATTTGGGTCACCAAACTTAACTACGATAACGTTGCCCGTTTTTGGGCTTTTTACGTAAACTCCAAATTTTTTGCTTTCACCTTTTAGCCGAAACGGCTTATTAAGTGTCTTTTTTTCAGCTTCTGAATAGAAGAGCTCTTCGCATTCAGCATCTTGATCCCATTTTTCCAAACCAGCCTTAACCAAATCTAGGTTTGCTAAGTTTAAATCTAAATCGGAGAAAGAAAAGAACGAGCAGATATTTTCTCCTTC